TCCCACCGTTGAGTAGCTCGTCCCGTTGGAAAAGAGGATCGAGCCCGCAGCCGGTAGGGTCATGCCCGTTCCTCCGCGCCCCACCGTGAGGATGTCGGCGAGCTTGAAGAAGCGCGCATCGAAGTCGCCAACGGTTGTTTTCTTCGTCTCGGTTGCGCTCACGTCGACAATTGCGAAGAGGTCCCCGCTCGCCCAACTCCCTTGACCAAGTGACGTGTATTCGGAAGTTTTCTTGTCCGCGCCGATCGCGCAGAGACCTAAAAACAAACTCAAGAAAATAAATTTCCTCATGATTGGCTTTCTCCTTTTTGTTTTGAAATCAGTGCCCGTCCTTGGGCGTAAGCCTCGGCGTCCATGCCTTAGCTTTCGGATTTTTCTTCAAGGTCCTTTATCCGGCTATAAAGCCGATTCAGATCGGACTTGAGTTTGGGCACGCCGTCGACGATCTCGATCATTTGCGTAAGTCGTTCGTTGAGAAGCTCAACCTTGGCGATCGTGCGGACGAGGTAGGTCACGAGTTCGACGATCAGTTTCTTCGCGCCCCATCCGACAAAAGCAATGGTGCCGGAAATGACGGCCGTGGAAACGAGGCCGGCAAGAGAAACGTCGTTGATTAGTTGCATACGCGGAAATTCTTTCCTGCGATCAGCGCGCCGGCGAGTTGATTATCGACGACCTTGAGAAGCTCGCGATGCATTTCCAGATGACTCCCCGAGCACGCTTGAGCGATCCAGCCCGTGAAGATGTGTCCGACGAGCCCGTTCGATATGAGCCACGCGAGCGCGCTATCGAGCTTGTTCGGCGGGAAGTGATCGTCGAGAAAAAAGAGGGCCTGCGTGATCCGTTGATGATCGGGCTCGCCGTTCACAATGCGGAGGTAAAGGTTACGGCGGGCTTGGGGGATGGGGTATGCGTCTGCGATCGACGCCTTGACGGGCTCAAAGGGTTTGCTCATGGACCAAGAATGCGGGCGTGGAGCGGGGCACGGCAAGCGCGAAATGCGCGCGGGCGTAATACAAACGGCGGCCGACCAAGTCAAGGCCCCCCGTTTCGCGGTCCAGAAATCGAAATTTCTTTACAGTCCAGCGCGCTTCGGGCCGACTAAAGCTTTAGCAACCTAACTTAGAAAAAAACAGAGGACGCCCCGTCTATGACAGGACCCGAACCGAAACGCGGAAAAACGCCCGGATCCGGCCGCAAAAAGGGATCCAAGAACAAGCGGACAAAACAGCTCGAGGAGATCCTCGCGAAGCACGACTTCGAGCCCGCCGAGAAGCTCGTTCGATGCTTCAACGATGCCTACAAGATTTTCCAAATGCGCGCTCGCCGAAAGAATTTCGTCGGCGCGATCTCCGCACTCAAGGTCGCCGGCGACTTCGCCGCGGAACTCGCCCAATTCAAATATCCGAAGTACCGCTCTATCGAGCACTCCGGTCCCGACGGCAAGCCGATCGCGATGACCTTCACCGATTTCGTTTCGTCTCTTGAGGACAGCGGGGAAGAGTGAGACTTACGCGCGAGGAAATCAAAAAGGGGCAAGCCACCCTCGCGCGCTACCGCAAAGACGGCGTTCTCTATTTCAAGAACGTGCTCGGCGTCGAGCACCTTGAAGGCTATCAAGAGCGCGTGATCCGAACGGTTGACGAGAACGAGCGCACCGCGATCCGCGCGTGCCACGATGTCGGCAAGTCGTTTCTTATGGCTCGGATCGCGATCAAGTTCCTTACGACCTACCCCAATTCGAAAGTCATCACGACCGCGCCGACCTTCAACCAAGTCGAAAAGATTCTTTGGAGTGAAATTAGATCCGCGGCGATGCGCGCGAAGTTCCCCCTTGGTGGGAAGCTGAATCTCACCGATTGGACTTTTTCCCCGGACTGGTTCGCGATCGGCGTCTCTCCGCGAAAAGAAGCGAGCGAGGGCGAAGGGCAAGGAACGCAATCGAGCTTCCAGGGATTTCACGCGGCCTACTTGCTCGTGATTTTTGACGAGGCCACCGGGATCCCGCCGGCTTTGTGGACCATGGTGGAGGGGCTCCTAACTTCCGCGCACGTGAAGTTCGTTGCGATCGGGAACCCGACGTCGACGGCGTCGGAGTTCTATCACTGTTTCAAGTCGCGATCGTGGGCGAAGGTCTCTTTGTCGTGCTTCGATTCGCCGAACTTGATCGCCAACGGGATCACCAACAAGGAAGAGCTTCAACGCGAAATCGACTACGTGAAAACGCTTCCGGACGTCGAAGCGCAGCGCCGGCTCGACTCCTACAAGGTTGTTCGCCCGTATCTCCTCACCACCAAGTGGGTCGTCACCAACGTTACTAAGTGGGGCATGGATCACCCGCTCACGGTCTCGAAAGTCTTCGGCGAGTTTCCGCGCGGGGGTGATAACACTCTCTTCCCGCTCGACGTGCTCGAGGCTTCGCAGCGCCGCACTCACAAGTTCAACCCCGAAACCGAGCGCAAGACGATCGGGGTCGACGTCGCGCGCTTTGGTTCGGATGCTACCGTCTTGACAGGGCTCGCGGGCAAACAGCAAGTGAAGCTCGCCCCGTTCTACAAGAACGACTCGATTCAGGTAACGGGCGAAGTGATCAACCTTGCGCGCGAAATGGGCGGCGTTGACGTGATCGTTGTTGATGAAACCGGCGTCGGTTCGGGCGTCGTCGATAACCTACGTGCGGCCGTGGAGCGCGGCGACCTTCCGCAAACGACCGAGATCCGCGGCGTGCAGTTCGGGGAAAAGGCGGATCAAGGGGATAAAGAGCTTGAAGAGGTGCAGAAAAACCTAGAACGGTTTGCCAACATCAAGGCCCGCATGTTTGGCTTGCTCGGTGACGACATGAAAGATCCGAATGGGCTAGCACTCCTCGACGAGAACATTTATCTCGAAGAGGGGCCGACGATCCGCTTTAAGTACGACGAAAAGGGGCGCATGGTGATCTTGAGCAAGGACCAATATCGAAAGCTCTACAACCGCAAGTCGCCTGATCACATGGACTCACTCGCCCTTGCCAACTACGGGCGATACGACGAGCTGGGCGTCGGCTCGTTCACTTCCGCGTTCACTTCCGCCAACGAAGCAACAACCACGATCGCGGGCGGACTCCGCTCGGATAGGAACTATTAAATGAAAAAGAAATTCCATGTCATCGAATACCACCCCATCAACGGGCTCGGAATCATGTTCGTTGCGCACTACAAGGGCGGGATTGCGTTCACCGCAATCGCGGAAGCTGCGGTTCGATACCTCGAGGCGAAACACGCCGAGAACTACTTGAAGCAACTGCAGCTCACGACGAGCGGGATTCCTTCGGATATTCTTGAGCGTCTCGCGGTGAATGAGCGCGAGTTCGACGAGCAAACGAAACTTCGGATGCTCCCCAGTACTACCGGCGTTATAAACAAACTCACCACTTAAGGGGATCCCATGACATCAGAAACTCAACTAGTAGGAAACTCCGCGGCCGTAGCCGTGGGTCCTCTTCAAGTTCAACCGGAGAAAAACTCCGACACGAGCGCCTTCGATAGCGGCGCGAAAATGCAGCTCAAGCCGCAAGGCACGAGCGGGACCAACCTCAACGCCGGCTACCTATCCGAGGAGTACCTGCAACAGCTTCGCGGGCGCGCGGGCGCGAGGGTCTACGACGAGATCCGCCGAAGCGAAGCGCAGGTTGCAATGCTCCTAAACGCGGTCATGAACCCGATCAAGTCGGCGTCTTGGGAGTTCGAAACGGCGGATCCCCTCAAGATCCCCAACGCCGAAAGACACCGCGACTTGGTGAAGTTCTGCGCCTTCGAGGGGATCGATTGGGAGACGCACCTTCACGAGGCGCTAACGTTTCTGGTTCAAGGTTTCTCCCTTTTCGAAATGATCCACAATGTGGTCTATGATCACCCGGAGTTCGGAACCTTCAACGGGCTCAAGGCACTTGCGTTCCGATCGCAAAAGACCATCGAGCGGTGGAACACGGACCGCGAAACCGGCAACCTGATCTCGGTCGACCAGATCGTTTCGGGCGACACCGTCCCGGGTTCTGGCATGCCGAAAATGGACGCGCAGTTCTTGGCGGTCATGACCACGCAAAAAGAGGGCGATAACTATGCGGGGATTTCCGCACTCCGCCCCATGTACGGAGCTTGGTTCCGCAAGAACCTCTACCTCAAGATTGCCGCGATCGGGATCGAGAAGCACGCGATCGGGACGCCACTCGGAACCGTGCCGCAAGGAAAAGAGAAAACGGCGGACTTTAACGCGTTCAAACAGACGCTTGAAAACTTCGTCGGTCATGAGGCTTCGTATCTCATCAAGCCGCAAGGTTGGGAAATCGAAATCCTTAAATCGGATTTCGACGCCACCACCGTTAAAGAAATGATTCTTCTCGAGAACACGGAAATGATTAACTCGCTCGTCGCGAACTTTCTCGCGCTCGGCATGGGCGGAGGCGGTGGCTC